GAAGCTGTTCCTTACGGCATATTACCATCTTTGGCTTATTACCGCTATCATAGTCGCGCCACACAGATTGTGGTACGTCCTTCATAATTAAATACTCAATGGCCTGTTCTTCTGTCATGGCCTCAATGGGCTTGCTGTTGTGTAGCAGATAGCCACGAGTATGCTTTTTAAAATCAGGTTGCGCCTCGTCTTGGGCCAGCATCCAGTAAACCTCTACTGGTGGTAAGATGCCGCCCTGTAGCGCACATGCCATCCAGTTAGGGTCAGGTACTAATATCTTTGCACACTCATCAAGGCTGTCCTCATACACTACACGGTAGTCTGACTGATGACCTTCTAGGTTTTCTTTAGCCCAGCATAGGCGGTCCCATAGGTGTGTGCCTTGAAACTCAGGTGTCACTGTCATGCTAGGTCTCCCACAATTATGTGCGTCATTTGGCTAGAATCTACAGCCGCATTATCAGACCCTCTAAAGCTATCTATTCCCGCTTTTGTTGTTGAGGGTGGGTGGTTGTCTTTGTTTGATGTTGCGAACAAGGCATGAGTACCACCATCATGTTCGGCAAAGCCTGAGTGAGAATAGTTTCCGTTAGACATACTATTTGTAAAAACAGTTGCATATTGACCCGTTGTTGAGTCAGTTAGTGAACTGACGTTAAACGAATCTCTTATAGCAACTGTACCTGTGCCGTTAAAAGAGTTCCAAGCCTTCGCACTACCATTNACAACGTAACTGNGTATCNAGTGAGCCAGCGGTNGAGTGTTCTAGNGTATCTGCTTTGATTTTTCCAAGTGCCATTATGCGAAGTCCTCTAACAAGCCATTACTACGCACGGTACAAGATATGTACCATCATCGTAGGTTTTTGAAACAGTAGCTGATGTCACCTTTGCAATCGTCTTGCTACGAACAATGTCATCATCCTGTGGTTTAGCAGTACCATCCCCAGCCGACATCAACAAATCACCTTTTGTTACAGTTGTGCCTTCTGCAATACGAATTACCATATCCCCTGTCATTGACATATTCAGGTCAATCGTGTTGGGATATTTAGCTTCGTCGACATCACACCAATTGACCATAACGCCCGCTACATTTTTGTCACCTTCAACACTGGATATTTGAACTTGGTTAAGTTGTTCTTTAACTTTAACATTACCATCTGAATCAACCCAGTGACACATATCATCAAGGTTTGTAAGAACCGTCCCTTTTAAAATAGTGTCGTCTTTTTCTCCATCTGGAAGATGTGACCATCTTGATAAGTGACCACCGTTATAGCTAACTGTTCCGCCGCTGATGCTGATTGTACCTTCTTCAGAACCATCTCCTTGTATGGACACCACCGTGCCATCATTATTAACACGATTGAGACGAAGAGGAGTGTTTTGATTGCAGGTAATACTTAGCTGTCCCGGCGAAACATCAAAGAAAAAACCTTGCGTCCCAAAAGCGTTAGATGTTTTTCCTATAGCAACATCACCATCTGCAATGATACGCATGGCTTCCGACCAAGTAATCGCCGCATCAGCCGAACCAGACGCAGCATATTGCCAGATAAATGGAACTGTAGAGGTCGATGAAAACCGTCTTGCAACATCTGTATTTGTGTATTTCCAGCCACTGTTATAGTAGTGATTATAGCCTATGCCAACATCGTTAGAAAATGATGTTAAAGTCTGGCGTGTGCCGACCTGCATCGCGCCATCAACCGTATTGAAAGTTTTAGGTACAGTGTTGATGCCGACGCCTGACGTAATAATAGTGTCACCAGTTCCATCAGGGTCAATAGTGATGTTGTTGTTGGTGCCTGTGAGACTGCTAAGTTTGTTTGTTTTTATTTCACTCATGCTAGGTCTCCCGCATTAATTACAGACATAGGGTCCATGTCTATCTCTTGCGTGCCATTTGTATTTTTTGTTCTATAAACAATTAATGCTGAAGTATACTCAGCCGCAATCATGTCGTTATCACTGCCGCCATTATAGGCAGATAAATAAGCTGTATCATTTCCACTACTACGAGAAACACTAGTAACAGTTGAAGCATAATCTGAACCAGTGAAGTTACTGGTGTAGTTGTATGTTTGAACACCGGTCGTGTTGTCCGTTACAGAACTACTGTTTAGGCTTCCATCAACCGCATTGTTTATAGCATCATATTTTACAAAATATTTATTTGCACTCTGCTTAGTCAGCGTAGCCGCACCGCCGCCTGTGCTTTGTATGGTATCTGCTTTTAATGTACTCATAGCGTCACCAATGTCCCACCGCTTTCCACGGTTAATGTAACACCAGAAGCCACAGTAAATGGACCAGTAACATTGGCATTCTCTGTGGCTAGTATAGTGATGTTTGCGGTTAATGTCTGTGCGTTGGTACGAAACAAACCGCCGCCCTTGAAGTTACCCTTATTCTCAGCGGCAGGAGTAATGGTGCCAACTTGAGGCGCATTATAGTTTACAAATATATTGCCCGTGCCAGAAGAAGGTGCCGCAGAAAATGTAAGGGTGGTTCCGTCTGGAATAGTGTACGCGGCAGTATCCTGCACAACACCATCTACTGACACAAGTACATCCTGCACAGAGGACACAGCAGTGGTCAGGGTAAATGTAGTATCACTACCGTCGCCGTTGAACCGTTGAACCGATGGTATAGATTGATAGTTTGGTGATAACTGCTGTCCAATAAAAGGCATTAGGTTATCTCCATAATACTCATTGTTACACTTACTTTATCAGCTACGGAGCAGTCTACCTGAATAGCGTCTGTAGTCTCAAGAACGACTTTGTTACCTGCTAATATTTCTAGGGTTGCACCAACAGGAATGGGTGCATCTTTCAACAAGAAGGTTGTAGTGTTAGTAGCTGTTCTGCCACCACCTGATGTATCACTCACTAGCTTTATGCTTGCCGTCACCTGACTGGTATGTACGTTTGCCAAGACCATACCCAGTACAACAGTTGTTGTGCTACTTGGAGCAGTATACAACGCCTCTGGTGTCCCTGCGCTAGCAGGCATGACATCATGCGATACTACCTTAAATGTGTTAGCCATTTATTTTCTCCTACTACCCAAGGGCAATTGCTAAAGCTGTGGCATCATCTAGGGTTGCAGCCCCAATGTCCGATACAACTTCTGCCGTAGACCTGCTCTCAAGTCCGTTAGCAGTGAACCTTGCATACTCATCGTCTGCAACGGAGGCACTGTCTATCTTAACAGCATTTGTGTTTGATATGCCAAATGTAAGAGAGGCTTGTGCCCCTATGTCGCTTAGAACCTCTGATGTAGCGCGGCTCTCAAGACCATTAGCAGTGAACCGTGCATATTCGTCATCTGCTACAGAAGCGCTATCTATCTTAACAGCATTTGTGTTTGATATGCCAAATGTAAGAGAAGCTTGACCTCCAATATCAGACAACACTTCTGTTGCAGAGCGTCCTTCTATAGCTGTGCCAGCAACTCTTAAAAAGTCGTCATCTGAAACACCAGTTGTAAACTTAGGTACGTTTGTATTGGATATGCCTGTGTCAAGCACAGCTGTTGTGCCAAGGCCAAGAGATGTTCGGGCTGTCGCGCCTGACTCCAACACAAAGTTAGAGCCGTTACCAACTATGAAACCGCTATCTGTTACAGCTAGCCCGGCTACATCTTGTAGCTGTGCGTCTAGTCTTGCATTAGCAACAGTTCCAGAAGATATATTACTGGCGTTTAGTGCGGTAAGGTTACTTGCATTTGCGGCTAAAATATTTCCGCTAGCATCTAGGAACGTCATCTTTTCCGCAGGCAAAGTACAGAAGACAGTTCTTGTTCCTGAACTCCAGCTAACCGCATTGTCGCTGTTGCTTGACTGAAGAATAGTTGTTCTTGCTAGCGTCGTACCTGATGAGGTGAAAGTGCCAATACCTACTTCAAAGTCAGTGTTGTCTGTGCAGACATAGTAAGTTGTGTTTCCATCACCAACTGAGGCAAAGGTTTCAAAACCTGTCACGGCCCCACCAAGGGAATAGGTTCCCGTGCCTGTGGTAGTGGTAGTTTCTTTTACTCTGTCTTTAAGAACAAGGGCCATTACTTCAACTCAATAGATAAGTTACCTGCGTTGATACGGAAGATGTCACCTGTCGCAATTGCCTTACTAGCGTCAAGTGCGCCAATAAAAAGAATGTTGCCGCTTGATGAAGCGTCCGCAATAAAAGCATGTGTGATTGTATTGTTTGTTCCACCGGAAGCTGGAAACTCAATGTTGGCGGCGTTTACTGCTGTTTGTGTGTCTGTGCTAACTGCTGGAACAGTCCATGCTGAAGCCGCTACTTGTTGACGAGCATAGTTGCCAAAAGTTGCTTCTGTCAGAGTGCCTGCTTCTGCGTTTGAAACGGCTGTTGCTAGGCCAACATAGATATTGTTGCCCAGTGTTGCGAAGCTCTCCGAGTTGTTCTTAAATAAGAACTGCAAAATAGCGTGTTCTAAATAAGTGGTTGCTGCATTTGTTGTTGCCATTATCTAACTCCTAAGTCCTTGGACTAGACGGTAGCCCTTGCCTATATGCGTCTGTGTTTTCTCTAGCTTCCGCCAAGTCCTTTAAGCGTTGCACTTCCTGTATGAACCGTTGCTCATACAACTGCATCATGTCCTGCTCTCCCTTCATGTAAGTATACGCTTCTACAAGGGAACCGTAAAGAAGAGCGTTCGGGGCATTCTCGCTCAACCATGTTGTGCCACTATCCGTACCAGCAGTGATGCTAGCTGGGCGATAATAATAGTGTAACTCAGTTGTAAGAGCGGCATCTGGAGTGGGAGACAAAATAAAATTACTCACATCAAACATGGCGTAGTATTTTGGTGTGCCGGGGGCACCAGCAGCCAGAGCATACTGTTGAACAAAGTTCACATCTTTTTGAAGCAAGAAGTCTTGTTTACCCGCTGTTGTAATTTGAAAAGAAAAAGACGCTAAGTAATCCCCGGGCAATGTAACGAACGGATCATTTTGTGTTAGCGTAGCGGTAGCGTTTTTACGAAACAATTCTAAATCAACCAGTGTGAAAATGCGGTCCTCACAACCACGGATAAACACAGGCAAATTAGTTACAAAGGAAGACTCTTCGTTTTCTGCAAAATCTTTTATGGCTGTTTTTAGCTGTGTAAATGTAAAACTCATTTAATTCTCCAACGTGACTGGGCCAGCGGTCGCATGGTTGCCGCCGCCTCGTGTGTTACCGGAGATTGCTGTTCCACTTGATGCCGTGAAAGAATATGTGTTTTCATCCACAACAGTAATTGAGTAACCGTTTGCATTTTCTAACACCTCTCGTGTAAACCCATCAAAGCCTGCCGTTTTCCTGAACCGCACCGTAACACCGTTTAACCTGCCGTGAGACAATTGAGTGACAGTTATAACGTTTGTTCCAGCGTTGTTAGATGTAAAGGGCTTTACCCCTAGAAGGATTGCTACAGGAGGTTCTACTCTTGACGGTCTAGCCTCTTTTAGCGATTGTGGGTCATGTATCTTTCTAAACGGACCCAACTGAGGGTGCTTTCTTTCAAACTCATCTTTGCCAACAAGTAACCCGTTCCACTCTTTACGCATATCCTTATACCGATACCGGAAACCAGACCTGTCAGAAATTGCGTAGGAGTTTTTTCCGGAGGCGAATTTAGCCATTAATTTGTCCTAAAGTAAGAATATTCAGGAGTTACGGTAAAGCTGGAACGGTCACGATCTTCACCCATAGCCCTCTCAAACTCTTCTTCATACATAACTTTTAACATCTGTGTACGATTAGGGGCTCTCTTCAAAGATATGTAATAGGCTAGACCGGCAGCCAAACAAGGGTAAAATCTAAAAGGTACATCCAACGTATTGATCTCGGAATCTGCGTCCTCAATACGAGTTAAAGCGTTATAAACAATAACGTCTGTGCTGTTTTCAGGAGTCGGCCAAATACGCAAACTAGGTGTCACTTGCCTATCTAAGAAAAATTGTGTGGGGCGTCCTGTGGTGGCTTTACTGGGGATTTTAAGATCATCGTCTCGACTGACCCGAGTAAGTGCAAAGTCCGTACTGCTTCTTGTAACAACGGCACTCAAGATATCAATCACATCTGCGGCTATCGCATAAGTTCTAGTGCCCGAAGTGAGAGCTTGTGTTCTTTGTGTGATGGTCCACTGATTTAGACCACGGTTAGCCCATTCCGCCAACATTATGTTTAGAGAACGTCTTGCTGTAGTTAAGTCGTACCCAGTCCGAACCTCTAAGCCACAACGCTCAAAGGCTTCCTCTACGTAGTCCGCAACGTTTAGCTCAAAATCTGTGCTTCCTGATGTAGCCATTATTTATCTTCCGCATACAGGTTGTCGAAAATNTGATTTACATCCATTGTATAGTCTAAATCGGATTTTGAATAGTGTATATGCTGTGAGGGTAAGAAATCAGGAGCACCGTGCCCTGTTTCAAACCATGCTGGATGTGTAACACGTACACGATTATTAGGTAAGGCAACGATGTTTCCGGTATACTTTCCAGCGTCTAAAAGCTCCAAAACATGACTTTGTTTGTGCTGTGCGGGGTCATCCGCTATCTCACTTTCTGTATAATCCACAGTGAAATAGTATTTAGCTGGAAAGAAATCGGGCCCTATTTTGGCGAGCCACGGACACGGATGAGCTCTATCCATTCTGTAAACGGCATGAGTGTGAGACATACAGTCCCAAGGTTGCGCTAAATGAACCGGCATAGGCTCCGGCCATTCTTCAAAAGGCGTGTCACCAACAAGGGCTGTAATAGGCATACGAGCCCACATCGCACCACCGTGAACATTAGGATCGTCAGTTCCGTCGGACTCGCATCCTGTGAAAATCATTTGAAAGCTTAAACAACGGTTAGGCATTGTTGTTACCGCAATAGCCATGCCGTGTAAAAACTCCCCATGATGGTTAGAGTGATTGCACGTATACTCTCTTCGCACCCAGCATTTAAAGTGCGGAATATTGCTTTGAAGATATGGCAAGTTACTTTACCTTGCCGCCCTTGGCGTAGCCTTTTTTCTTCATCATGCCGCCATTAGCCATCTTCTGGACTTTTCCGCCTTTAGCGTAGCCCTTCTTCATCATGCCACCACCGGCCATCTTCTGGACTTTTCCGCCTTTAGCGTAGCCTTTTTTCTTCATACCGACAGCACCGCCTTTAGCCATACCTTTTTTCTTCATGCCAACAAGATCGGCGGAGTACTCACTTACGGAAGGAAATTCACTAGCCATTTTATTCTCCTATGNTTGNNTTACAGAACCCTTGGTTCTCTTTCTCCGGTTTGCCATGACAGCACCGCAACCTCTTGCTACGGCTGTTCCCGGAATTGATTTACCCCNGAAGGGTCTTTTGGGCTTGGTAACAGCCCCACCGTTCTTTAAACCCGTTACTTTCGCCGCTTTGGTATTAGCAACAGTAGTTTTGCCTTTAGCACCTGCACGTTTCTTTTTACGAGCCGTTGTAGCTCGTTCGCTTTTCGATAGGCTGTTAGCTTTAGCTCTAGGCAAGCAACGATCAGGGTTACTCTTATCTTTTGAAGTACC